TTGTATTGCTTTCTCATGCAAGATGGCTCCATGTTTCGCCTCGGTGAACCTTATCTATCGTTCGAACATGCACGCCATGAATGCGGGCAAGCGCCGCGTTTGATAGGTTGTCATCAATGTGCTTCAGCAGGTTGCCACGCTGCCTGATTGAGCTTCGGATGCTGATCACGTCAATGTCAAGCAGCTTGGAGTGCTTCATACCCTGCCCACGCGCTGCAAACTCTCGTCTGCGCCCGTCATATTCAGCCATCGTTAACGGGTTGCGATTTGGTCGGCGGGTTGGTGCTTGTGTGGCGTGGTGGATCATGCGGCTTCCAGTTCTTCGGCTGCGAACAGTCCCGATGCTTGTGTCTCGCGGGCTTCGCTTAGGTTACGTTTTGCCAGCTCAAAATAGCTTTTCTTCAGCTCACTGCCAACGAACCTACGGCCCATTTCGATAGACACATAGCCCTCTGAGCCAATGCCGGTAAATGGTGAAAAAACCAAGTCGCCGGGGTTGCTCCAAAGCTCCATTGCACGCTCGATGACGTCAAGCTGTAACGGGCAAATGTGGCGCTCATCATCTGATTCGCGGGCGGTCTTGAATTGCAGCGTGCGCGATGGGTTAATGTCCATCCAAACAGGCGAAGCATAGTTCTGCCACTTGCTAACCGGGAATGTTTCATGCGTGTGGCTGATTGGCTCAGCGTTATCACCAGGCTTGCGCACTGTCACAAGGTAGTCCGCAATCCCCTGGCGGCTCATGCTGCTGTCTTTGCGGATTGTCTTGTGTAGCAGTCCGAGTGCTTTCGTGCGCTGCATGGCCGTTACAGGGTCTTTCCAGATACACACTTCTGAGTGATAGATGAAGCCGCAATCTTGAAACATCTTGATCAGCTCGCCGCGAAAGTCTCGCAAGCCAATCACTCCATCGCGGAACTTGCTTAGCTGTAACTGCATGCAGTGGAATGACATCAATCGCCCCGGCTTGATTGTGCGAAACAACTCCTTTGCAAGAAACTGAAAGTGCTTGTAAAAGTCATCCGAGTTGCCATTGTTGCCCATGTCGCGGTCGCTGGCGCTGTAGGTGTAAAGCGACTGGAACGGTGGTGAATAGATGGAGTAATCGACCGAGTTATCGGGTAGGCCGGATGCAACTTCTACGCAATCGCCGTGGTACAAAGCCACGCGGTCTGTGACGTATGAATCAAATACTTTCATGCTGCTAATCTTTCGGTTTGTATCCACGATGGGATGATGAATTCTTGTGTAGGCGTGTACTTCACATCGTCACGCACAGCGCTGGTAATCAGCTTTTGTTTTGTCAGTTCTTGCATGTGCATCACCATGCTCTGAGCCATGTCGTCGGCCTGTTTCTGCTTACGCTCAAGGTTCGCCTTAACAGCACCCTCGGCCTTTGCTGAAACAATACGCACATCAACAACCTTTGTTTGCCCGAACCGGTGGCATCGTCGGATGGCTTGATAAAAGCTCTCGTAAGAGTCATCAAGCCCAGCAAAAATCATGTCATGGCAATGTTGCCAATTCATTCCCATTCCGCAGATCGAAGCCTTCGAAACCAGAACCCTGCGTGAGCCATGTGTGAAGGCCATCACGGCACGTTCTTTTTCGTCAAGCGTCATTGATCCAGTCACCTCGATTGCGCCTGGAATGGCTGCTGTGAGTGCTTTGCTTTCGTCATTCAAGTGGCACCAGACAATCGCGGGCCGGTTGTGGCTGTTGACTAGATCAGCGGCAATTTTTACGCGCTCATCCATGCTCTTGCGCTTTGCATTTCGTCGCTCTGTCAGCGTCTGCGCTTGCTTCTCGAATAGCTCACCTTCTGGCGCTTCGTCAGATTCGACTACATGATCATGCATTGCAAGTCCAGGCAGGTTGTAGCGCGCGCCATCAAAGCCTAAATCTGATGGATTTCTGATGCAGATTGACCAAGTAGCCATCCACTCCCAAAACCGCGTCTTACCGTGTCCCTTGAGTCGCCATTGCGAAGTGTCGCCACCATCGTGAACAAAGAACATGGCGAGCATTTCAACCGCAGTCATCACGCCCAAGAACTCAGCCTGATTGCCAAGTTCCATATGGTCATTGGGTGATGGGGTGGCCGTGCAACTGAGTCGATAAGGCGTCTTGCAAAACATATCAATAATGAGTTGCCGCGTCTTGCCGGTTTGGTTTTTCAAGATGGATGATTCATCCAAAACCACGCCCACAAACTCAGCCGGGTCAAAGTGACTCAGCATCTCGTAATTCGTGATGACAATCATCGAGCCGTCTTTAATATCGTCGGGCTTGCGTGCATACTGAATGTGGATGCCAAACTTGGCAGCTTCCTCGACGGTCTGTTGTGCCACGCATAGAGGGGCCGCAATCAATACGCGCCCACCAGTATGCTCAGACACTTGCCTCGCCCATTCGGTTTGCATAGCAGTCTTGCCAAGCCCTGTATCAGCAAAGATTGCAGCACGGCCACGCTTGCAAGCCCAATCAACAATCGACGCTTGAAAGTCGAAAAGATGGCTACCCAAATCAGTCGGTTCAAAACCTGACTCAACATCCTCGGATGCTTTCGCCCTGATGAATTCGTCGTATGTCATTTCACTCACTCACAAAAAAGCCGCATGGTTAGCGGCTTGGTTATCGGATTGGCACATGCCACGGTTTCGGCCTGTGTATATCGGCCTGCATCGGCCCAACAATTAGCCGGTGGGGCACAGCTTGCGGCTGTCGTGGCACTGATGCACCCAGTGCCCGCACCATCGCCTTTTGCGGCTCGCTGAGCGTGTCGGGTGGCTTTTGAAAGCGGCTCACTTAATCACCAGCCTTTGCCCCTGTGTAATCCGTGCGCCGGGCACATCCTTGCCAGCCTTCAACGCCTCTTTGATAAGCGCCTTGTCTGGTGCGCTTGTCTCAGGGATAACGCGCATGTAATTGGCTGGCACTTGCAAGCTGTCAAACACATCCACGCTTGCCGGGTTGTTGGCAATGCTGATCGCAAAATATGGCGACTCAATGCGCTCTATGTTGGTGGCTAGCATCGTCGTAAACACGCGCAGATCAAGCGCATCGGCCCGCGCCTCCATTGCTTTGCGCCGTGTTGCCATTTGCGCCTCTGCCTCTTTGATGGCGTTTGCCGTGGCTCTGAGATTGCGGGCAACCATGATGGTGTTTGTCGCCTTTACCTCTAAGTCGCCCGACATGCTTTCTAGCGTATCGGCTAGCGTCTGGTCATCTAGATCAAGGTCGGCCAGCTTGGCTGCGTCGTGCTGGTACTGTGCGGAAAGTTGGTAGAGGCTCATGATCAGAATGGGATTGAATCGTCATCTGATTGCATGTCTGGGTAATCATTCGCGCCACTGTTGCGCGTCGGCATTGGCGCATGTTTTAATGCGCCTTTCATTGGGCGATGCCGCAAGCCTTCCACCATTTTTTCAAGCTGAACAGGTGTTGTTTTTCTGTCCAGAATCTCGCTGGCTGTCAGTTCGGTGCTTGCCTGAAATACGTTTTTCAGCACCGTTCGAGATCCAATGGTTCCATCTTGCTTCTCGTAATCCTCAGTCTCAAGAAGCAAACCAATGGGCTTGCAAAGCTCTGGAAACAGGGTTCCCATCACTTGCACATCCTTGCGGGTGTCGTAGTCGTACTTGGTGTACTCGCCATCCTTTGCATTGATGTTACGCAGGCCCATGCAGGCCATGATTGCCATTAGCTGATCGTAGCCTTGGTATAGCGACCCGTCAGCGCCTTTGGTGTAAATCGCCAAGTTAGCTTTTTGGCCGGATGCGCTCACAAACGAAAACGCGATACCCTTGCCGCCTTTTTTGGTGTCGAGGTCTACCGCTTGGGTGAAGGCTCCAACATACTTTCCCATCTCTTTGATGGTTCCGCCGCCAGTGTCTGATTTACGTGCGGCTTCTGCGCCTTGTTTGTCTAGTGCGTACATGCTTTTTTCCTTTAAGCGGGTTGATTGATTTGATAAAACTCGGTGATCTTGTTGTCAACTTCTGACAGATCGTTTGATATGTGCATGTCCTCAAACATGCCCATCGGTGACTTGCAGCAGTCTTGCCCGTTGGTTTGTGTGGCGAATGTGTAATTGCTATTGATTACCTCAGTGCGCAAAACAATGGTGAAGTAACCCTCTGGCACAAGCGTGTTGTCCACCATCTTTCCAACGGTTTTCATTCTTGTTTGCCCAAAGTCGTCGGTTTGCGTATGGGCCATGATGTAAACCCGACGATGTTCTGCAAGGTCTCCAGCAGCGTTAAACACGTTCCAAGCGCTTTTGGCAATGTCGCTGAACTTGTCATAGCCTTTCTCTGCTGAACGGCTCAAAAGCTCGTTAACCATCACGGCCTGATAGTCATCAATCACCACAATTTCAGCCTTTGACTGACGCAAACATTTTTCAATCAATGCCGGGTCGCTGGTCTGGATTACGTTGCCTTCTGATTGCAATGTGATCCGCGTTTTCCAGCCAGAAGCGCGAAACGGTAGCGGTTTTTTTATGCACTGAATTAACAGCGTCTTGGCTGGGTCTAGTTTGCGTAGGCTGGTGCTTTTCCCGCTACCGCTGGAACCCAGTATTAAAGTTGCAATTGACATTTAATCTCCTTTTTCCGGCGGGTAAGGTATGCCCGCCAACACACAAAATCGCTCTATCAGGCCGTCAACGTTCTTGACGCCTTGGTCAGTCAGCCTCATCGCCAAGTCATACAGCGAACCACTCAATTGCTTTTGTTCATCAGTCATTGTTCAGCGGCTTTACGCGCATCCGTATGTAGTAATCGTCTGCTGTTTTTGCCAGCAATTGCTCAGCGTCATGCTTAGCAAGCTCCTCGTCATAGATCGTGGGATCGTTTATTACGCTGAGCGCGACGAACAAGCCAACCAGCCAGCACACGCCAATAGCCAGCAGTCCAAGGGCAAACCACTCAACGCCACTCATAGCACCACCACCGCAACAAAAGCCACCACAGCAGCCACAGCGCAGCCCCAAAGCACAATCGTGTCATGGGGGTGGATTGGCTCGGGCATAGGGCTAACGTATGGGCTGCAATATGGGCCAAAGGCTTGATTGAGATTGCGAGCTATGCGCCCTGTGTAATTGCTATTCATGGAGTCTCCTGTTTGGATCGTGTGTTGTTTGCTGCTTACGCCAGCAACTCGATCGGTAATGCCGACACATGAGGTATTTCGGATCTCCATCCAGCGAGATTGACAAGCAAGCAGATCGCTTGAAGCAGCGTTTTTGCTTTTGACTTACACGGTCTTTAAATGGATACGAAGCGGCTAAGACTTCGCGCTGCTTGCTTGTCGAAATGGTGGGGTGGCGTGCGCTAGGACGCACATAGGAAACGCATTCATAAGCATGTTAAATCGAAAGGCTAACGGAACTCATCGGTTCCGGCTTATGCAATGCAACCGCTATTTCCACCCCGTAAAACTTATTGATGCGCCATCACTGACGCATGGGTAAATTCTTTCGCTTTTAGATTCTTGGCGAATATCTGTTTGCCGGAGTGGTCAAGCATCTTTCTATGCTCCATCCACTTTTTATTCTTGACTTAAGTGTCATCCAGTTAATATCTAGTTTTTTAGCCCAGTCTGGTAAACATCTTTTTTCTCCGCAAAACTCAATCAATATGACTCTGCTTGTATTTCTTCCCTGTGTTACTGGTGATGCCCATCTGCAATTTGCTGGCTCGTAATCTCCGTCACTGTCAATCCTATCCAGTGAGTAGCTTGGGTCTGGTTTATCTCCCATATCCAGCGCAAACAATGAAAAATTCATCCATCTATCGCAAACTTTTATTCCCTTGGCCCCATAAACATCAAAGTTTCTGAACTTCTTGTTTAGGCACCTTGTTTTCATATTTCTCCATGTCCCGTAAAGCGGGTGTTTAGCGCTTGCAAGTCCATTGACAATTTTTTTAATTCCCATTTGCAACCTTTTTAATGAAATAAAAAAGAACCCTGAATCAAGATGCTTTTTTATTTCAAGATGACTTATCCCGTTGTTACGGTTTCATCAGTGCCTTCCTTTGCGGTAGATGGCCCTACCTTCGCCCCTTGCTCGATGCCGCCATGTGGGTCAGGCGGTTCCGGTGTAATTCCGGTGCATGGATGAATCATACATCAGATATCGGATTTGCGATATGAAAGTAAAAAATAAATGCCATCGTGTTGAAAAACATCAATGGCATTGGCTTGTTTGTGAGTGCTACGCCTTGCTTGTCGTGTGGCGAACCTCGAACTGGTAAATTCTGGCGGGGGCTTTTACGCTTGCTTCCGGTTTGCTAAGTCAATCCTCATTGATCGAGCCACACGAATCAAAATCTCCCTCTCGGCTTGTGGCAGCGCCTTGTATATCTGCATAAGTTCTACTGTTCCCATATCTTCCTCCTCTCCTCCATAAATGATGTGCTCTGGTGTTACCTGGAGCACGCGTGACAGATTCATAAGGTCTTCACCACTGAAGCTCTGGTTTTTTGACTCTATGGATGACAAGGTGGCTTGCTTTATGCCCACCAAGTCACCTAAGTCGGATTGACGTGCGTAACCACGCGAAATCCGCAGCCTTCTAACTCTTTGCCCAATGGTTTCCATACGAAGCCTCATTCTCAAACAACATTTGTCTATTGAATCGGGAATCCGATAATAGATATGTGATAATTGTCAAATGAACAAACACGACGCAATCAAATTTTTCGGCACTCAGGTGAAGTTGGCATCTGCCCTCGGCATCACTCAGCACTCTATTTCTGGCTGGGGTGATAGCCCGCCACCACTAAGGCAACTCCAGATTGAAAAGGCATCTGGTGGTGCGCTGAAAGCGAATACAAGCATCTTGGGTGCTGTATCGAGTATTGGCAAACCGATGAAGAAAGCAATGGCTAAAAACCAGAATGGTGAAAAACACATGGGTTTAACAGCATGAGCCGCAAGCCACCACTGACAAGCCTCACGCCAGCCCAACGCGCTGCACTCATCCTCAATCCGAAGCGCAACTATGTGCACAACTTCACGTTGTCGCCAGTGCCATCAAAACCAATTCACGTTGCAAGCCCGCGGTTTGCGACTGTTTAAGCGCGGTGACAGCTTCCAACGTCACCAAAAGCAAAACCCCGCTACAGCGCGAACTGTGCGGGGTTTCAAAACCAACCAAAGTAAGGACATTTTATATGGAAAAGAAAACATCTACCAAATTCTGCCAAGCAGGATCAATGGAATACATCCTCCGATCTCAAATAGCTAAATCTCAAGACGGACTTGTGAATCTATCTCCGGGAACTGCAAGGCGAATTTTGGACGAACTTAACTTCCCATTGCAGCGCAAGATTTCAGAGTCTCGCGTGTACGGCCACGCCCACAAGATCAAGTCAGGCGACTGGATAGAAAACTACCCCGTCTATTTTGCGGCACTCCCAGACGGTCGAATCTGGCTGGTTGATGGGCAAAACCGACTGACCGCCATATCTCAGTTTGACAGCGCAGTCCCTGTGACGCTTCGCATTGCTGAATTCGACTCTGAAAAAGAGGTGGGAGAGTTCTACGCTGGATTTGATTGCAAAAGCTCAGTTCGCACCAATGAGCAAATTATTAGCGCTGTTGGAATTGCTCAAGAGGCTGGAATTACTGACCGTATGGCCCGCTCTGTTTTCGAGGCCGCGCCGTTGCTAATGAATAACTTAGAGCCTCTTGTGGGGTCTGCAAATGTTCACGCAAACCCCGGCCTATTCCTGCAAGACAACCGGATGCGGGTGATTAGCGAATGGGCAAAAGAAGCAAAAGAGTTCGAGTCTTTGGTAAAGATGGCCTCCAAAGGTCTGCTGCAAAAAATGCGATTTACCGGCCCCGTTTCGGTGGCGCTTTACACACTTAGGCACCAGCCCACTAAGGCCCGCGAATTCTGGCAAGGAATCGCCATGAATGACGGCCTGCGCCGCGCTGACCCGCGTGCAACTCTTATCAACGACTTCCTGACCCGTTCAGGCGCAAAAGGGAGCGTTCGCCAGCGTGTGCAGCAATCTGCACTGGCTTGGAATGCGTTTTGCGAAGGGCGTGACCTAAAAATTATCAAGTGCATTGACGGCGCACAAATCACCCTCTGGGGTACTCCATTGAACGGCAAGGCAGCTAAATGAATCTCACAAAAATTACACTTCGCAACGTCATTGCAAGCGGCCAGCCGCGCCCGCTGGTTACAGCAGAGGTTGACAAGCTCGCAGCCAGCATAAAAGAGGTGGGACTTATCCAGCCTATCACTGTTCGGGAAACAGTAGTTTTACATGGGACGGCTGAAAAGGGCTGGCAAATCATCGCCGGTCATCATCGTGTGGCCGCGTGCCGTGCATTGGGCTGGACTGAGATTGACGCCATCGTCATAGATGACGCCAGCCACCTTCAATCCGAACTGATGGAGATTGATGAGAACCTTTGCCGGGCCGAATTGACAGCACCACAGCGTGCGGGCTACACCAAGCGAAGAAAACAGATTTGGGAGGCTCTGCATCCTGAGACTGAGGTGGCTCACGTTGCGCCACCTCAGTTTTCCGGTCAACTTGGTGGGGCACGCCCGCAAACCCAAGGCTTCGCATCATCTACTGCCGAAATCACTGGCGAATCCAAAGCCACCATTAATCGCCACATTGCCCGCGCTGACTCCCTTGGTGATGATGCATTGGCCAAGGTTGAAAACACCAGCCTAAGCAGCGGCGTGGAGCTTGACGCACTCGCCAAGATGCCAGCACCAGAGCGCGCCGAGTTAATCGAACGCGCAGCCGCTGGTGAACATGTGTCGGCACGATCTCCCGCGCCGATTACTCATCTAAAGAAACCATCTAGAACACTCCCGATGGAGTTGCTTCGCGCTGTTTTTGGAGTTCCAAGAAGCCTTGGTTATCGTGACACTGAGCAGCTTATTGAGGCTCTTAACGACTTGCCGGAGTTGACCAATCAAGAGCAAAAAACACTTGATGAAGCTCTCGATGTATTCCTGAAAATTGGCAACTTAAAGGCGGACTAAATGGCAAGAATTCGGACTATCAAGCCCGAGTTCTTTACGTCAGAGGACATTGTTTCTCTGACGCCATTGGCTCGACTGCTTTACATTGCACTGTGGTGCGAAGCTGACCGTGAAGGACGCATGGCATGGAAGCCAAAGACCTTCAAGATGCGCTACTTTCCCGGCGATTCATGCAGCATTGAAAAGCTGTGTGATGAACTGCTGGCCGCTGATCTGGTGGTTTGCTATGGCGACAAGTACGCCTTCATTCCAGCGTTTCATGCTCATCAACATATCAACCCGCGTGAGACTGCAACTCAAATTCCAGAGCCTGATTTTGACGCGTCATCCACGCGTGCCCCACGCGTCAGCACGCGTACAAATCTAGATATGCACAGTGCAAATCAAGAAGTGCACGCACAGGGAGGAAGGGAAGGGAAGGGAAGGGAATGTATAGCCACTCCTGACGGAGTAGCCGTAACAGTTTGGCAAGACTTCGTTAAACACCGCAAAGCAAAGAAGTCACCAATTACCGACACAGCCATGCAAGCAATACAGCGTGAAGCTGATAAAGCAGGATGGACACTGGAGACGGCTTTGTCTGAAACATGTGCACGCGGTTGGACTGGGTTTAAGGCTGAGTGGGTTGGTGACAAACAAGGCAACCCGGTAAGCACTTACGCAAACGTCATGGCAGGTGCTATATGAAAAATAGCAGCCTAC